CAGCTGTTCCTTCTGTTGGAATAACACCTTCATTTCCAGTTCCCACTAAATCTCTTGTTTCAGCTGCTGTACGATTAACTTCAGCATTTGCTTCAATTCCATCTAATTTATCATGGTCGGCAGTTGTGAAGTTTTCATCTGTTTGTGATGCAACTACGAAATCTATATCACCAGTAGAATCTTGATAAGTTACAGTAATACCTGTCTTAGTACCACCAGTTGCAACAAGTGCTCCAGCAAAATCTTCTATTTCTTCTTGTGTTCTTTGTCCTGAAGAGTAAGATGGAGTACCAAATGTACCATCATGCTTTAAGAACTGTCCACTTGAACCAGCTGCTGGTACAAATTTACCATTACCTGTTCCGATAGAAGTTTTAATTGCCGCATCTGTTCTGTTAACTTCCGCACCAGCACTAATACCATCTAATTTGGTTTTATCACCATTAACGAAAGCACCTTCTGATGGTTTAACTTGTAGTGTTGAGATTGTTACAGCCTTAATACCAGCTAAATCAGTTACTTCTGAATCCATTAATGCACCTGCCGCAGTTACGTTTGTAGTATCTGTTACATCTGCACTACTTTCAACTGAATCTAATTTAGTTTCTTGTGCATCAGTCATTAACCTTTTGTTAGTTGCATCTGTAAAGTTAGCCGTTCCAAATGTTGGAGATGCCCCACTAATTACTGATTGGTCTAATGCTTTAACATTAGCAATAGATGTTAATTCTGAATCCATTAGTGCACCTGCTGAAGTTACGTTTGCCGTATCTGTTACATCTGCACTTGCTTCAATATTGTCTAATTTGTTTTTTAGGACTGTGGTGAAGTTATTATCTGAAACTCCACTAATTCCGGTAATGTTTGAACCATCTCCATAGAATGCGGTTGCTGCTACTCTACCATCTACATCAATACCTGTTGATGCGGATACTGCGGCGAGTGATGCTACCGACCCGGAGACAATTACTTTTTTCCATTCTGCCATTTTATTTCCTCTTTTATTTGTTAAAATGTTCGTCTATATAAGTATATAGAATTAATAATACTCTTTCTATAAATATATAAAAAAATTACTTCCACTAACTGCTAATGAGCCAGTTGCTCCAGTTGGTAATACAATTGATGGTTTTATCACCAACGTACCCTCTGAATTTATGTTAAATTTATCTACTCCATTTACTCTAACAGTAAATAAATCACCTGATGGTGATGGGTTTGTAATTAGAGATAATGATGATGTTAATGCTCCAGTTAAATTTACTGAACCTGTGATTTGGGTATTAGTAGTTACTATATGTTCTATAGATGTAGTACCACTAACATCTTTTTTAAAAAACAACTTACCATCAAATGTATTTACCGCCAATTCCCCTAATGATAAATCATTAACAGATGGTACATTTGATTGAGTACTACTTCTTTTTAATTGTATTTTTTGAGCCAAACCCTATTCCTCTATTTAATAATAAATATCTGTATTTTAAAAACTACCACCATCAATATCAGCAGTATCAACTTGTCCAAATCCTAAGTTTGTAATCTGTGTACTACTACTGATAGTTCCGTTTGGAATTTGTTGGTGTCTTAAATCTGATATCTGAGATTCTGTTATTGTTATCTGAGCCGATGAGGTAAAAACTCCCTCTGCATCTAATCTATCTTTTACATTAGATACAAAGTTATCTCTAAACGCACTATTAGCTAATATAGAGTTCCCTTGGAATGTAGATATGGTGATTGGCTTATTAGCAAGAGTAGGGTAACTTATATTTGTTAAGTTGCTACCATTACCTTCAAAACTTCCACTAAATGAACCTGTATAATCTGGCACTTGAATTCTCCCACTGTTTTTTAGTTAACTATAGATAAATATACAATTAATTAGTAATCGGTTAGTAATGTTAAAATTTCATCTAAAGATTCATGTCTGTGATTATCTTTTAAACAAATATCATAAACATATTGCGAACCCTTTAACTTAGGAACTTCATGTACTGCCGAATCATTATTGAATTTCAAATCAATCTGCTGCTTATCACCACAAAGTATCATTGTCGAACCCTTCCCTACTCTACCCAGCACCATTAATAGCTGCTGTTTAGTTAAGTTTTGGAACTCATCTACTATAACTATCGAATTATCAAAAGTTCTTCCTCTGAAATGAGATAAAGATACTAATTCTATTGATTCATCAGATTCCATCTTCTGTAATATGTTTGGTTTATTGTAAACCTTCCTCATATTAGAACGAATTGGAACTAACCAAGGCTCCATCTTCTCTTCCAATGAACCTGGTAAGAATCCATTATCTTCATTTGATACAGTTGGTCTTGTTACTACAATTTTATTAACATTTCTCTTAAAAAACATATCTAATGCAATCTGAACTGCTAGTAATGTTTTTCCACTACCCGCTTTACCTACTACAAAATTAAATGGATGTCTTAAAATCTGAGATTTTGCTAACTTCTGTTCCTCTGATAATGATATCGAAAATCGTACATTACCTTTTGGTGGATTCTTTTTTATGTTTTCTGCCATGTTATACCCTTTCATAATTTCTTTAATATAAATATCGTATAGACATAAAAAAAGGGGAAATTTCTTTCCCCTTAATTTAATGTTTAAAATTTAGTAACTAATTACTGAATTTTGTGTAATCCATCTACATAAACCTTACCGTAGAACTCACCTCTTAACATTTTCTTAGCGTAACGTGTCATTACACCTTTTCTTGGAGTGAAGTTTTTCGGGTCATATACTAGTGGAGTCATAATCAATGGAATGTATGGAGAGTAAACTGCTCCAGTTTCAAGGAATTGTGTTCCTCTGTATCCCATTAGGATTACGTTCTCTTTCATATAAGGATTCTTATATACTTGGAATCTACTGTTCAATGAACCAATTTTAGTTACACCGAATGCAAATTGAGCATCACCATTATCTGCTGTACTAGCATATCCTGGGATAGATTCAATAATTGTTGCAACATCAGGAGATACTACCATAAAGTTAGCTCCACCTCTTAATGTTTTTTGGTGAATCTTGTTAGATACACCAGCAACTACAGTACCAAGTGTTTGAAACCATGCACCTTGGTTGAATGCTGAAGCAGCTGCTCCAGTTGTAGAGTAATCAGCAAATGCTGAACCATTCCACTCACGTCCAACTTGCGTTGACCAGTAACCTGTTGATTTAGCGCCTGAGATTAACATATCTAAAATCTCAAAATCAATTTCTTGAGAGATATACTCAGATAACATTGAAGTCAATTCAGCTTCAGCATCAATTGAGTGATATGCGTTTAAATCTTGTGCGAATTCTGGAGTCCATTGTGCTTTCAACTTACGTGTCTTAGCAACAATTGGTAAACTCTTCATTTCAACATTCAATTCAGGAATATCGATATCAGCTTCTGGATTAGAAGTTAATGATGTTCCTGTCGCTTCGAAATCACCTCTTGCGATATCAGTTGGTTGTTTGTGATATTTTACCACAATCTCATCAGCATTACCACTTGCGTTGAACCCTGAAGTTTTTACTACGAATACGATATCCGTTCCATCTTCTACAGTAAACTGTGGATATTGGTCAGTAATTTCAGAACCTTCTACTCTAAATCCTCTGATTCCTTTATCATCGTATCCAGCTAAAGATGCTTTTGGTACAGCAACTTTAACAATAGTTTTTGCTAAGATAGCAGCACCATTAGATGCAGTAAACTGAGTATCGAAATTTACGTCTGAAAGTGATACAGATGAAGTTACGAAATTGTTTGCTCCAGCGGCACCCAATGTTTGAGTTGCACATGTTGCATCATTGATTGAGTATCCAAATCTACCTGCACCATATAAACCACCTGATGGGTCATTATCAGTATCAGTAATACCGAATACAGAATCAGCTTGTGAATCTTTTCCACTACCTGTTGCAAATCCAGCTTGACCTGTACCATATTTGAAATCTAGATAAAATACTAGACCAGATGGTAAGTTCATTGGTTGTACAGATACGAAATCTTTTGCTACGATTTCACTAAAAATTCTTCTTACTAATGGTAGAGCTACACCAGCCCACTCTTCTGAATTTGCAGAAGTACCAGTAGAAGAAGCTTCTTTTACTAATTGTCTTGCTTGGTTTTCTAAAAGAGTCGCAACGCCAGCTTTTTCAACTTCGTTTGAGATTCCTTCTAAAAGACCGGTTTTTTCCCACTTACCAGCTAAAGCTCTTGTAGCTTCAGATAGTCTTGCAGTGTGAGAAGAACCTTCGTTAAGGATGTTTTTTAAATCCATTTTTTTCTCCTATTAATCTTATTAAATTATTTTAAACCAGCTAGCTTTTTCCATCTAGCGGCCATATCATTGCCCTCAGAAATTATTTTCTTTGGTGCTGAACTCTTTGTTGCTTTAGAAGCATAACCTTCTTTTACAACAGTTCTTTTCTTTTTCGAAACGTTTAAGTTTTCTGCTAAAGTTGAGAATACTAATTTCACTTCTCTTACTGATGAAGTTCTATCAAAGTTTTCAAGTACTTTTACTTTCTGTCCTTCGTTTAAATCAAAAGTTCTGAATAATTTGTTAGTGTAAAGTAGTTTAGCGTTTAACAAATTCACTTCATTGATAGTTGTTCTTAAACTTTCAATTGTTGCATATGCTTCTGCTAACTCTGCACTCTCTTCTTCATCCATATCTTCTTCTTCATCCATATCTTCTTCTTCAGATACATCAGAATCATCTTCCATCTCTTTTAATGTACGAATTACTTCGTCTAAATCGATTTCTTCTTCTTCATCCATATCTTCTTCTTCAGATACATCTTCATCTTCGTAAGTTTCATCAGTTGATTCTTCTTCTTCAGCCATATCTTCTGAGTCAGCCATTTCAGCTTCTAATTCAGCGATTACAGACTCTAAGTCTAAATCATCTTCTTCAGATTCTTCCATATCTTCTTCTTCAGATACATCTTCTTCAGATTCTTCCATATCTTCTTCTTCAGACATATCGTCCTCTTCTTCAGATACTTCTACTTCTTCTTCTTCTTCACCTTCTACTGCATCCATATCAACTTCTGCTTCAGCATCCATTTCAGAATCCATTTCATCTTCAACAGCTACTGCTGTATCCGCTTCCATTTCATCTTCCATTTCATCTTCATCAGCTTCTTCAGCTAATTTCGCAGAAATCATTGATTGTAGTTTTGGGGTGAACGCTTCTTCTAGTGCTAATTTAGCGTTTGCTAGAG